ATGTCGCTGGAGCGGTGGAAGAAGAACTATTGGAAGCGCCAACATGAGTCTGTGTTCCCCCTCCATGCGTTCTCTGGCTGGCAACCCCATCTCGACGTGGAACAGGCACTGAGGGTGCTGGATACAGTTGTGGCCCTTGGCTTCGATGCGAACGTGAAAACGAGACACTATGATTCCCTGCACCTGCATGAGGTTTGGATTATGCCAGCAGAATGTCGTGGCCCTTGTTGGCTAGGAGTTCACGAGGAACGTGCCAAGGCGATATGTTCGAGCGTAGAACAGTTTCTGGATGCCCAGAAGGAGGCACAAGATGAACCTGGATGAGGCCAAGGCCGCTATTAAAGCCCTCTCTAGTGTCCACGAGGTTACTGAGTTCGTGGTGCGCGACGACCTCGCCAAGCCAGAGTATGTGCGTTTCAACATCTACTGCACCAATCCCGACCTCTTGCCAGAGGAGATGCTGCGGGACATCCAAGAGAACTTGACACGAGACCTAGATTGTATGGTATTCATTAACCTGAAATTTGACAAATCATAGTGATTGTGCTATAATGATGGAAACTAAACCTTGATGGCCATAAGGAAGGAGAAGATTCATGGAATTAATTAAGCTAGACCTCGTGGATAAGAACGGGCGCGAACATCGATTGCTGGTGCGCCCTTTCCAGAATGATCTTGGTGAGATAGTCATATTAGGCATAGACATACTTTATCGTGACACACCAAACATCCGCTCCTGTTGAGAATGTAATACCAAGATTGAGGTTACTGCTATTATCGAGGTAGAGATGGCAAATCGTGGTTATACGCTTGAGTATTATAACCGCGAGACCTGGACAGACTGCGAGGGCTATGCGATCTTTGAGCCACAAGAGGAGGAATAAAATGCCTATCTATCGTTTCTCTGAATCAGGCACTTTCTCTGTCTTAGTCGAGGTCAGAGCCGAAAACGAGGAAGAAGCTCGTGAACGCTTAGACGATGGTGAGGGCGAGGAGATTGAGGGTTCATTGCAATACTATGATCCCGATTTTGAGTTGGAGGAAGTCATAAATGCCTAGTGGATATACCGCTCCTATTTGTGAAGGTGAAGTAATGTTTCGTGATTTCTTGTTTCGCTGTGCTAAAGCCTTTGGTGCTTTCGTTTCTATAAGAGATGAACCATTGGACGAATCGATCCCTGACCAAATAGAGCCTTCTATATGGCAGCGAAAACAACTCCAAGCATCTTTTGAGTCTTTGATTGCTATGGAATCCTGGGATAATGATGCTTGGAAGGAGGCAACTATAACAGATTATGTGAAAAAGATGCAACGGCGTCAAGAGGCAGCAGAAAAGAATACTGTGCTACTGGATCGCTACAATGCGATGTTGGAGAAGGCGAGGGCTTGGCAACCCCCAACCGATGAGCACCAAGGCTTAAAAGATTTTATGATCAAGCAGTTGCAGGAAAGCATAGGATTTGATTGCAGTACAGATTTTACAGAACCACGGCAACTCAATAGCGCAGACTACAGACATAAGAGGTTGACCTGTTGTTTGGCAGATATAGAATACAATGCTAAAGAATGTCTAAAGGAATTGAATCGGGCCAAGGAGCGGACTGAATGGATTCAAGCACTCAAAGGTAGCCTTGATGCCTGAAAATGGACTCCAAGTTGGTGATGTCTTGATACATTCTTCAACACAAAGCTTATGGGCTGTAATCGAGACAGAACCTAACTTAGTACTGCGTGATCCTTATGGTCTGCAAACCGACCGTCGTATGCCAGCTTTCGTGGCGACAACAGCTGTCTTTGGTGAAGTCTTCAAATTCGCTTGGCATCACGAGGAGGACTGAAATGAAAATCTTCAACGTTCGACTTGGCTTGGCAACTAATTCCAGCAGTAGTCACAGTTTGGTTTTAGTTGATCGACCACTTCAGGATCGAGACCTTTCTGGTAGGGAGTTTGGCTGGAATGACTTTATAGTGGCTTCTAAGGAGGCAAAATTAGATTATTTGTCGCTCTTGTTGTACTACACCCTATCTGAGATGTGTAGCAAAGAGGTCACAGATACGATCATCTCTGCCTGGCTTGGATTCGAAGGAAGCATTTCAGATCGAGTTGACTTCGACGATATGTACATCGATCATCAAAGCGCCTTTAAGATTCCCAGAGCTTGGACAGGGATGGGTGTAGATTATGAATTCTGTCGAGCACTCAAAGAACTCTTTCTCCGTGATGATATGGTAGTCCTCGGCGGAAATGATAATGAGGACAGTCCTCCAACAACCTTTGACGTGAAGACCTTAAAGTTGCCATTCAGGAAGTATGGCGGGAATATCGTTGCTAGAAGAGACTCTGTATATGATTATTGGACGATTTTCAATAGGGATACAGGGTGTAAAATCCGCTTTTCATTCTCTGAAAACGCTGTAATTCCCGAAAGAGCATTTGCACCTGAGTTAGTGGATGTGAAGATCACCAATAAGTGTAATCGGGAATGTCCGTGGTGCTACCAATCATCTACACCAGATGGAGAAACAGCCGATACCTATGATATTTATCGAGTAGCTAAATCGTTGGCTGAACTGAAAGTCTTCGAGGTGGCTATTGGTGGTGGAGAACCATTGTTGGTTCCGTCTCTAGCTCTCATATTACAGCAATTTCGACAAGTAGGCATAGTGCCCAACTTCACGACGAGGGAGACATCTTGGTTGCGCGACCCTACAAGATGGCAACCGATTATGGCGCAGTGTGGTTCTTTCGCGTTATCTGTGTCACATCCAGATGATGTGATTCAGCTTTCAGGATTGCTCAGTGTCAATGGAATTTCTTCCAGCAGGGTTGCTGTCCAATTTATTCCTGTTGTCGTTGGTGTTCTTGGCACAGAAAAAATACTAGAAGTGGCGGGGATATGTAATTTGCGGGCTACATTGCTAGGTTACAAGAGGAGCGGTCGGGGAGCACAGTACAATTTGGGGCAGCGACCAGTTTCTGCAAAGGATATTTGGCCAGTCATCGATAAGGAGTTGACACAGCGTTATTCTCAGATTTCTTTAGATACTGCTCTAGCTGCCGAACTTGGGGATACATTAAAGAATTCAGACATTTCTAGTTGGCTATATCACTTGGATGAAGGCAAGTTTTCTTGGTATATCGATGCCGTAGACAGGAAAATGGGGCCGTGCTCATATTCGGTTGAGTTGGAGAACATAAGTCACGAGAATGGCATAGTTCAGAATTTGGGGGAGCGCATTTTGACAAGTTTTGCAAACAACCTTGATTGAAGGAGGAAAAATGCCTACATCAGTAGATTTTGTTGGCACAGTGTCTAGAGGATTGATAAGTGACGCGGAATTGCTCAAAACATTCGCAGCCTTTCTTGACTATTATTGGCCAGAAAAAGGAGAAGAACTTCGTTGGGAATTCTCAGAAGTCTTTGATTCGTTGAAAAATCCTGCCTATTGGACAGGAGATAAATGGAGGCCACCCAAGGATATCTCTGATGTTGCTGGTGAGTTGGTGGATGTTATTTATTGGGACGCTCTAGACGACCTATCCCCAGAAGGTTACTTCTTTGGTGCAAACCCAAAGGATGTTAACGATCTTGGTTATTGGAGGTGAAGATGAATAATCTAGAAAAAGTTGCCTTGATTCTTTGGATTTTCTCAGCTTGGTTTATGATTGGTTCTGCTGTAAAACCTTCTTGGCAACTGTTTATCTTTACCGTGCTTACAGGTTTCTGCATACTCGCTATCTCTTATTCTTGAAGCTTATGTCCAAAATAATTGCACTTGCTTTTATGTGGTCGTTTTTTGAGGCGGGTTTTTGAGGCAGAATCGACTTTGGGGAGGTCTTCGATGAACGACGATAAACTATATCAACGTACATTGAGCGTCTATCTTAGTCTACCTGGATCGAGCGAGAATGATTTTAGAAAGTTTATAGCGCCGACTGATGGTGCTTGGGAATGTGAGCTTGCTGTCAAGCTTCAGCAAGTCTTGGATAATATAGCCGCCCCAATAATGGATAAGTGCATAGAACTTCTTTTCTTCTTTGCATCAGGTATGTCGGAAAGAGGTTATAAATCCATATGTAAACTCGAACTCATCCTTTCAAAGGAGGCCGAGTATAATCCTGAAATGTCCTACACGATTTGTCCCTCCTGCTACGGCGAGGGCATCGAACACGCCGACGGAATTCCATCCATTGGCTGCCGTAGATGCTGGGGTACAGGAGAGATTTAGGACGTGCAAAAAATCTCCCTAGTTTTGCGAGGACAGTTTGACAATTCTAGGTGCAATAGCCTATTGTTACCCCAAATGTGGCGACATCGAAGTTGACCTGTCCGCAGCCGTGCCTGGTTTGGAGGTGAAATGCTCCTAACCTGTCCCCGTTGTGGAAAGGAATTGCGACTGGTCGTTACCTTAATGTTTGTGGATGTGCAAGCGAAAGGTGAGGTTGATGAAAATGGATTGGCACACTTTGTCTTCGGTGACACGGGTGTTAGAGCAGAAGATAGTGTGGAATCAATCTACTGCCCCTCCCCTGAATGCGATTTTACTTTCGGTGATCCTTGGGAATTTCTAAGATCGGAGATGAAAAATGTCTAGACTAAGCAACGTGTTATGGGAACTGTACTTGCACGGTGATTCAAGGATTTCCGTGATCGATTCTTTTCAACAAGACTCACTCACTTACGTCAAGGTTATCGTCAATGATGGCAGCCATGATACGCTGATTCAAGAGATAACTGGATACCCCTTCACATTTCTCGGACATGAAAACGAGGCATTGAACGACGCCATCAAAAAGGCTCTCGAAAAGGCTGCTGACATCATCACAGAAAGGGCAATTGCGCCAGTGATAAAGTCATTCGATGAATCTTTGTAAGACCTGTGGCAAGGAATTCGTCGATTTCTGCAAGCCCTGCGCTGTGCGGGCAGCTCTTCGAAACATCAAGAGACAAGGTGCTCTGCGATCTTTAGTGTGTAGTCAAAAGCAGACTCGCCAAGCACGAGGCAGGGCATTAATCGAGTTGGACGATCCAGAGCTTGCTACCGAGATCGTCTTAGGAGATCCCGATTCATACCTCCGAAGGGCGGCCTTGATGTTCATTAGAGACAAGGAAACCTTGATGGAAGTCATCTATACCGACGAAGACTGGCAAGTGAGAGAGATGGCGATTCGTTGCCTCAAAGATGAGGCGTTGCTCAAAGAGGTTATGAAGGGTTTTGCACAGGAGAGCACTAATTATCGGTTTGCGAAGGAATGTTTGGCGAATTTGACAAATCGTTGACATTGTGCTACTATATGGTCTGGAGGTACTCGATGCAAGAAATCGTAATCAATCGTTGTTATGGAGGCTTTAGTGTTTCGAGAAAAGGCTTTCTGCGTCTGCGGGAACTAGGTCAGAAAGATGCCTTAGAGGAAGCAGATTGGGATGAACCTTGGAGCGATGGAAGCGGAATATGTAAACCTTTTTATGAGGGTTCTGAGGGAACCTTTTGCTATGATATTGCTCGAAATGATTCACTGCTAATACAGGTCATCAAGGAACTGCACGCAGATGCCAGTGGGGATTGTGCTGAGTTGAAGATCATAGAGATTCCCAACGGCGTGGACTGGGTAGTTGAAGAGTATGATGGACTAGAATGGATAGCAGAAAAGCATCAAATGTGGAGATAAGAGATAAAATGGGAACACGATATATCATAACAGTAATTTGTCCTGAGTGTGGCTTCGAGGATGACGACGTATACTTTGCTCCGACGTGTGATTTTGTGACTTGGAAGTGTCCCAAATGTGGCTTCGTCGTAGACCTTATGGAACTTACTGGAATTAGCTACGAGGACGCTTCCAACGCAGGCGAGATAGCTGAACTTTGTAGGAAGTATTCTTGATAATCGCCTATGGGATTCAAACTTGGCCTGGAGCGATGACGTGCCCGTTTTCCTTACCCCATCCATCGGTAAGATTTTCCTGCCGTCGATGCAAGTTTTGCTGGTGGATACTTTTAGGTATCACATCGAATGATTGGGCGGAGGTTCGTTGCCCACAATGTGGTGAAGTAGCCTTGCTGCCACCAGTAGCGATTGAGGTGTTCTGAGGAGGAAAAGTGACAATAAAACTTAGTGAGCGAGTACCTTATAGTGATACGATTTGGGCGGATTGGCTCAAAGAGTTAGCTCAACTTGTTGAGCGTGGGCAGGAGGAGAATTGTTGTTTACGCGAAGAATTGGCACGGATTGCCAAGTCTATTCTGAGAGGAGAAATCGGTGAGCCACAACCCTGTGCCGAAGTTGTCTATGAGCCACAGGACTATGACGAGGCTATGTCATTATGTAAAGGCTGGAGGCGTCTTCCAGAAAACTACCCTTTTCGGCCCCTGCTCTGGGAGTTGAGGAATTCAGAAGGCACTTGTACTTGCGATGTTCGTGGACACTTACCACCGTGGGAAACCAAACGCTGGCCCGACCTTCTCAAGGAGATGAATGAAATCGATTGTAGTAGTGGAAAGTCCCTCGATTTCAGTTTGACTTGGAATGCGTATAGTTTGAAATGGTTGTGCTCTTCTTCCGTCTATCCGTTCCTGCGACAATTCGATGAGGAGAGTTTCGGTGGTGCTGTTTGCGGTGCTTATTTGCGGTTGAAAGGGCACAAGGATTGGGCTGATAGGTTGTGTCAATGAATTCACATTGGAGAAAGTGAATATGGAAGTTCCAGGATATACGAAAGTATTGACTTTAGGAGCACGGGGTACTGAACACGCTCTGGTTGGGCCAGTAATCGTCCAAGAAAAGGTGGACGGCTCCCAATTTTCGTTTGGCGTGGATGTTGATGGCAATATAGGATGCCGTAGTCATCATCAGCAGATTCTCTTGGACGGCTCCAGAGGAATGTTTGCTCCCGCAGTAGATCACGTTCAGCAAAGCATAGTCCAATTGCATGATATGGCTGATCAGTTTGGGGAGTGTTGGTTTTATTGCGAATATTTACAGAAGCCTAAACAGAATACTTTGGCATACGAGCGAATGCCTAAAAATCACTTGATTCTTTTTGATGCGAATATTCTGGAGGTTTGGGCAGCACCTGCAATGCTAAAAGAATTAGCAACTCGACTGGATATTGACATCGTTCCAGAACTACACTGTGGGCTAATTACTGCTGAAGAACTCAAGGAACTATTGGCGACACCAAGTTTCCTTGGAGGCCAGACCGTAGAGGGTTTGGTAATAAAGAATTACAATGAATTGATTGCCATCGGTGGACGTATATATCCCGTCTTTTGTAAACTGGTCAACGAGGCGTTCAAGGAACGTCACTCCGTAGATTGGAAAGATCGAAGTACCAAGGGGAAACTAGAAACCTATCTGGAATCCTTCCATTCAGAGGCGCGTTGGCAGAAGGCTGTTCAGCGGATGCGGGAAGATGGTTCTTTAGAGTATCAACCAAGAGACATTGGAACACTTGTAAGGTTGGTACAGGAGGATATACGAGAGGAAGAAACAGAAAATATCAAGGAGGAACTCTATAAACTCTACGTAGGAGACATCGTTCGCATATCCACCCGTGGCTTGGCCGAATGGTATAAAGAGCAATTATTGACACGAACACTTCTTTTTGGAGACGATTGAGGAGAAATTATGAAAAAGATTATGCAGCGAATGATTGGAGTCGATATTGAAAGTTGGCGTAAGACTGGCGAGTTAGTAGATCAAGGAAAGATTGCTTCGCGGGCAGCCTTCGTTAGAGAAGCGCACACGAGGCATTTGGAGGAATACTTTATCTACGAATCGTTGTCCCTTGAGGATAAGGTCGCTATGCTTGTGAAGAATCTACAAGAATTGTTAGAGCGTTTGGGAAAGTTAAATTGTTCATAGCCACCAAGATTGCAGATCCCTTCTTTGCCACCTGTGAAGCGCATGGTCTCAATCCGAATTTCGTCGCTTCTCATCTGGTGACGGAGCACTCATTTGTTTTAGATGTAGAACTGGTCAAGCCTTGGAAGAGACTGTATTCGTCGAATTGTCGAGACTTGAGAATCTCTAGGAACGCGGCTGAGACTATAAGGGATTTGTCAGTTCTATATGACTGTTCCAAACAAGCAATCTTGACTGCACTAATCCAACAACACTTACCAGTTTTACAGTTTTCGTTAGTGGTCTACCCAGTGTTAGAGAAATTAGCAGATAAAAAGTTCAGGCCCTGTGTAGGTATCTACATCGACATCTATGAGACTCTTTCAAATCTGGCAAAACGAGAGGGAGTAAGTCGCACCAAATTAGCCAAAGACATTTTTGTCTCGCTTGATAGGGATACAGTTTTAGCGGTTGCCCGATCTGAAAAGTTCCAATCTTATTCCAAGCAAGTACACGACAACGCCACAGTTATGAATCTTCCAGAGTCTTTCTATCTTTCATTGAGGGAGGCCAAGGATCGTTACAAAGCGAATATGGTCACTTTGGCCTCATTCATCCTTCTTCAAGAGTTTGAAAGTATAGCGTCGATTGATTTGAAATCGGAGTGGCGTGATTTTTTGTGGGATTCATCGTCATAATTATTTTCGCCTGTGCCTTATGGGGAGTGTTTTTGATCTCCTATGTTTCGTCGAAGCTGAAAAGCGAACCAGTAATCCACGATCAAATAGTTTGGGAACCAGAGTTACTCTTGCCAGACGACGGCCCTGATTTCTATGAATACGAAGAGGATGGTCAAGTGCGAAGGGCAGAAAAAGGATCAGATACTTACACCACAATCTATGGGAAACTAGGTGGGAGGAGGTAAGGTGGAGGAAAGGAAAACTGCAATAGAGTCCATCCTGAATAAAATAGGTATTCGGGAGGGCATTATCGAGCAATTGCTAAAAGTTCCGCAAGAAATCGAGGAGGCTGAAAGACGTTGTATCGATGAGCAGGTGCGTTTAGACAGTATGAAGCGTGAGAACTTGGAGTCAGCACGATTGATTCTTCAACAAGCTGAGTTTGATGCCAGTGCTCTAGCTTTTGGTTTGGATGATCCAAAAACGTCGGTGGTGAAGGGGCGGAACGCGGAGATTCGCAAGATCGAGTTAGGGAGGTTTCTATCGCGGGAGAAAGGATTGATGGATGCACAGGAGAAGGTAAATGAAATAGCGAAAAGGATGGCGAATGTAGAAGCGTATCTGGCGAAGTTAGAAGCGGCATTGCATGGAAGGCAGAACGCATTGAGGGCTAACATAGCCCTCGCACAACTCTTAGGAGGAAGAGATGACTGACTTGATCAAGAAGGAAGAGTTTTTGCCGACGGTAGTCCCAGAAATCCCTGACGACCTAGTAGGGGAAGGTATGGAAGACTTTGGGCGAGCAGATTTGATAATCCCTCGTTATATCAAGAGGGAAGCTCTCTCGAAGATCACCGAGGGTGAGTTGGGTTGGTACATTAACAACGTAACTAGAAACGCGAAACCACTAATTAAGGCGGTTCTCTTGCGGTTCACCCACGGCAGGGCGATGTTCGATCAAAAGGCAAACCTGTTGTGCTCCAGCAATGATGCACATACTCCTATGGTGCGATTTGCTGGTGAATACGCCAAGGTATGCTCCGACTGTGTAAATGCCAATTGGGGGAAGGATCGCACCAGACCTCAGTGTCCCATTATGTACAACTTTCTTTGTTGGGACTTGGAAGAGAACAGCCCCTTCATGCTGTCGATGCGTGGCATGAGCGTCAGACACGCAAAGAGAATCCTGAGTGAGTTCAAGATTCGTTTTAAGTCGGTTCTCTTTTCAAGACCTGTGGTCATCTCTTCCATCGGCCCAATCACTGGAGACATCGGGACTTGGTATGAAACGGTGATAAACGTTGACGAAGAGGCGTCGAAAACCTACGATTGGCGTCCCTTCCGCGACAAGTTCCTCGAACTCCGCGAGTTCCAAGTCACCACTGAGGTAGAGACAACCGTAGAGACTGAAGAAGAAACTGGCGCGGTCGAAGAAGAGGAGGGTGGGGATATTCCCGTTTGACAGAAAGAACCTCTTGTGCTATCCTAGTTTGTGCAACCCTCGTTGACGAGGTGGGTTGGCCTCCGCCCCTCGTGGTGAATGCGGCGTAACCACCACGTTGAGGTTCGCCGAAATTATACACTAAGCAACGAGGGGTTTGCCTTCTCTATGGGATAGAAATATAAAAGGTAAAGTATGGCACAGGCGACAATCAAACAAACTCAAAAGAAGGATTGTGATGGGATATAATTTGGATTTGGATGCGGATGGATTCCTCCATGTAGAATCTGGTTCACCTGAAGACCACCGATTTCGATGGTGGCTTTACAACGTGACTTTTTGGCTATTCGGCAGAAAGCCATTCTGGGACAGGCTTAGTCAGTTTCTATGGTAATGAATATGGTGCGGGCGGCGTGTGATTTCCAGTAGCCTAATCGACAATTCTAGTATGTCGTGCAGGGTCAAAGCGTAGCTGGATACCGCTTGTAAAACCGTACCAGGTGGAATCACGCTAGAGGGCGCGGGTGGCGTTCTGGCGAAAACGCTGAACAAAAACCTCAAGTGTACGCCTGTGGGTCAGCAAAGTCGTAAAAAGCTCTAGCATAGCCGAGTATAATGATGACCGCGTGACGAGCGGCCTACATACCCACAGTGTACGGGTCAAGCATACACATAGCAGGTTCGAATCCTGCACCGCTGCCTTGAGAGAAAATAAAATCATTTCTTCTAATGAGATAAAACTTGCTCCTAGAAAACATCTTCTCCGACATAAATCCCAGTGAACAAATCTTAGTCACTCATCGACCTCATGCAGGGGTTGGTCTTCTGCCTGGTGAGTTGGTCGATGGTGTCGTGAATGCTCTCGCTTATCGAGATAAGTTCAAGGATCACGACTGCTTCTTTGGCGTTGCACCTAGAATCAGGGGCCTCAAAGAAACAGTAAGCAGAGTGACCTGTGTTTGGGCAGACATCGATTCTAAAGATTTCGGTTCCTCAGAAAAAGCTAAAGCGTCTATCCAAGCCATCCCCGCATCTCCTACCTGCTTAGTCTTCAGTGGCCACGGATACCATTCCTATTGGAAGTTGCAGAGTCCAGTAACACCTGAGAAGGCGCAAGAAATAATGCGCTCTTTTTGCAACACCATAGGGTCTGATCCAACCCATCACGCTGGCTGGCGTCTAAGAATTCCAGGGAGCACCAACTTCAAGGAACCTGACCATCCCGTGCCAGTGAAGGTGATGGAGTTCTATGAGAATCTTACTTACAATCCCAATGACTTGTTAAAATTCTGTAAAGTTTCACAGAAAATCAAGGATATGATGTGGTCAGGGGCGATTAGTAATAAAAAGCTCTGGAATTATCGCTCTCGTAGCGAACGCGATCTAGTCGTAATTATGGAATTAGTAAAATGTAAAGTTTCTGATGCTGGGATAGAGCAACTGTGTCTCTCCTTACCGTTTGGAGAGCGGATTCAAGAGGATGGTGGTCTTCGACTTCTGCACAATTACGACCTCCCCAGGGCAAAGGATCGTGCAAATAGAACGTTATCGACTAATTTTCAAGAGGATAAGAATAGCTGTTACTGGTACATTACTGAAACTAAACGTAAAAGAGTCAGTACGTTCGTAATAGACCCTAAGAAACTCTTGAGGTCAGTAGAAAATAACGAGGATATAATCTTTGGAACGGTGCGATCAATGGATAAAGAAGTGCCCAATCAAGCCTTTCCGCGTTCAGTATTTAATTCGACGATGAACTTCTTGAAACAAATGAAAAATGCCTCATGGCAATGGCTGGGAACAGATTTCGAGGTACGCAGTCTTCTTCCAGCTCTTATGGATCGTCTTAGAGAGGATGATGCACCTACAGCCTATGGAACTCAAGTTTTGGGGAGACATAAGAATTACTGGACTACACAAGGCATAACTTTCGATGCTCATAAGTTATATGAAGATGACGAGGCTCCTTATGTCTACATTCCTACAGGACGTAATCCACCAAAGTTGAGATATGAATTTCCCAATCCCGTGCAATATGAAAAACTGGTACAAAATATCTTTAATTATCTACCAAAGATAAATTACGCCGATGTTATGACTCCAATCATCGGTTGGTTTTTCGCGACTCCTTTGGCTACGGTTTTCTGGGAGTCGGGAATTCAATTTCCTCATCTTAATATCGTTGGAACCACGGGTAGCGGTAAAACTACTACAGTCGAGAGTATCTTTTTGCCTTTATTTGGTTACGATCCTCCGACAGCTTATTCCTACCATACCACTAGATTTAGTTTATTATCCTTATTCGGTTCTACTAATGCGATTCCCATTTCTTTCGGCGATTATCGAGCCTTGGCACGCTCTCAACGTCACGCTGATTTCCTCGACATAATGCGTACCGCATACAATCGACAGGAGGATATGCGCGGGCGGCAAGATCAAACAACCGTTACTTATCCATTGATCGCTCCTGTGTGTGTCGATGGAGAGGACGCTTTGGAAGATGGCACAGGAGCAATTAAAGAACGGGCTTTGATCGTGAACTTGCATCCAGAGACTATCAAAGAAGGTAGCTCTCGCTATGAAGCGTTGAAGACCCTAATCGAATATCCGCTGAATCTCTTTGCTGGTAGATATATCCAATTTACTTTGGAATATGGTTGTGAGGAGATTTCTAATTTATTCAACGAATCGATGTCTGAGTTGTTTACAGTATTTTCAGATGTTCTACCTGATAGATTACGGAGAAATCTCGCCGTCTCCGTAGTCGGAATTAAATTGTACAATGAATTCGCCAAGAGGTACGAAGCTCCTCCTATAGTCTGGGATCGCGTTGATTTTATGGCTACCTTGGACAACATTATGTTGAAGACAGTAACAGGTGGCACAAGGATAGCTGTGGATAGTTTCGTCGAAGATGTGGTAAACTATGTTTCCCTACGTAGTGGACTAGAACGTTTCCGTTGGAGGTATGACGCTGCCGATAATGTCCTTTGGATACCGATGTATGCAGCCTACGGCTGGTGGCGGGTGGAGCGGGGCAGACAGGGAAGAGACCCAATAGAGTATAAAGCCGTTATAATTCAATTAAAGGAGCGGGAAAACAAGTATGTAATTGGGACTAAGCCAATACCCATCTCTGGTGAAACCTACAGATGCACAGGGATTCACCTCGGTCGAGCTTTCAAGTGCGGTTTGGAAACTCCTGATTGCCTTTCATTACATACCGAAATCAGCGATGTTAAGGAAGACTATACTTAAAGGAGAAAAATGAGTAAACGTACGGAGATTCTTCAAAAGTTGGCTGCTTTGTATGAACGTCATTCTTCGGGTATTCAAGTTGAAATATGGCAAGAGCGACCCTATACTGCAGCTAAAGTGCTTTATATGTGAACAAAGAAGCCTTGTTTTGGATTTTCCAAAGTTTGCTATCCTGATAAATGGGATGCAGACTATGGCGTTCGCATTGCTGTCTATAAAGCTTTAGGTAGAATTGCACGGGTATTGGCGGAAGATACTGTCTAATTGGTCTAAGACTGAGGATATGGACATCAAACCATACTTGAATAGGATTTTCTTGAAGGATGTAATGGAACTCCTTCAGGAGTTACCAGATCAGTCCGTTGATATGGTGTATGGAGATCCTGATTATAATGTAGGTGTGCATTATAGGGGCAAGTCCTACACGCGGAACTTCGATGACTATATCGATTGGTATATTGAATTGGTGAGGGAATCATTACGTGTCCTCAAAGACACAGGAAATATGTTTCTCATTAACTACCCGAAACAAAATGCACATTTGCGGGTAAAGTTTTTAGATGATATTTGTTATGAAATAGCCGATTACGCTTGGATTTTCAATACAAATGTGGGGCACACGCCGAAACGCTTTACGACTGCACATCGTAGCATTCTCCACTGTCGTAAAACAAAGAATAACCTTTTTTATAAGAACAATGTGGCTGTGCCGTATCAGAATCCCACGGATCGTCGAATTATACACAACTTGGCAAACGGCTCAAAAGGTAGAATGCCATATGATTGGTTTTACTATAACTTGGTAAAAAATGTTAGCAAAGAGAAAACATTTCATACATGTCAAATTCCTCAAGCACTTTCGGAAATGTTAATTAAGTCGTGTACTATGCCTCAAGACATTGTTTTGATTCTTTTCGGTGGAAGTGGCTCGGAAATCGAAGTGTGCAAAGTTCTCAAACGGAATTTTATTTCTGCTGAGATAGATGAGAAATACTATCAATTGATTATGAATAGGATAAAAGATTGATGCTCACCGATTGCGCTTCCTGCCCTCTTCAGGGACAGAAACTGGTGTATGGTCACGGCCCAGAAAAACCTCGATATGTCATTGTTGGCGAGGGGCCTGGTCGTGATGAGGATCGCCAGGGAAAAGTCTTCGTAGGGCCTAGCGGGCAACTTCTCCACGGGGCGATCAAACTTGTGGGTCTTGATGACATCTTCTTCACCAATACGACACTTTGCCTTCCCACTGATGTGAAATACAAAGTACCCGCCGCCTACTGTTGTCGAAATCGTCTCATTCAGGAGATCCGAGATCACGAGCCTGAATTGGTCATCGCCCTCGGAGCAATCGCTACCGACCTTCTTTTGGGAAAGGGAGCAGGGATTACTTTACGCAGAGGTCGCGTGTGCTATTCTGAGGAGTTACAGACTGAGGTGCTTCCCACGATTCATCCAGCAGCGGTTCTTCGCTTCTTAGATTACTATAGAGATGTTTTATTCGACTTGAAGAAGGCCAAGTTTTGGTTCATTCCATCCTATCGCAGTGAATATGATCTGAGCGATCCAAAAGTCGATTGGTCTATTGTTGATGATCCAAAGCAGGTGTTCGATGCTTTAGCGAATTCGCCGATGGCTGTTTTCGACATAGAAGCCTCAAGTCTAAATCCGTTGGATTGCACGATACTCTGTGGCGTCGTAGCTACGAAGGATAAAGTCTTGGTGCTCTCTAAAGAACTCGCCAACGACATCTCCTTTATGACCGCTCTAGCTGAGTATGATACGTGTTGGATCGGTCACAATTTCAAGTTCGACAGAAAGTTACTCAAGGGATGTCTCGGCGTTGATTTTGAGTTCAACTTCGATACGATGCTCGCTCACTACGTCCTCGACGAGCGAAATGCCAAAAGGAAGGGCAGCCACGGCTTGAAGCACCTTGCCAGAATTTACTTGAACGCTCACGATTGGGATGTGAAACTTCCTAAAAGCAAGAGCTACGCCGACCTTCCCCAAGATATGCTTTACAAATACACAATGTGGGATGGATTTTACACCTACAAGTTGACAGAATATTTTCAGAAAGCTCTTGAGAGGTATCCTAAGCAACGATCAGTTCTTGACCGCATCTTGGTTCCTCTAGCCAATGTCTTGGCAGACGTGGAGCTTTTCGGTACGAGGATCGACTTAGCAGAGGTACATCGAGTCGATGAACAATTAAAGAAAGAGCTTAGGCAACTGCGAATCGACCTTCGAGAATTCGTCAAACACGACTTCAATCCTAATAGCACACAGCAATTAGCCAAGATTTTATTCGACGAGTTCAGATTGCCACAGATCAAGAAACGCTCGACTGATAAAGAAGTCTTAGACAGGCTCAAAGGCCATCCTTTCGTCGATGAATTGCTAAAGTATCGAAAGTTGATGAAGCTGCATTCCACATACGTCGTCTCTTTAGCTAAAAGCGTGCAAGATGATAGGATACACACTCAATTCCTTCTGCACGGTACGGTTACTGGAAGACTCAGTTCACAAGATCCGAATCTGCAAAATCAACCAGCGGATACGCCGTTAATTCGCAACTTCTTCGTCGCCGATGAGGGGATGAAGTTGATCTATGCCGACCTGTCTCAAGCGGAGTTCCGAGTAATGGCCATCTTGTCTGGAGATCCCTTCCTAATAAATACCTATGAAAAAGCAGGCGATCTCCACGATGAGATGGCCAAAACCCTCTTTGGCCCAGACTTCAACCCTGTGGAGCGAGGAGTGGCCAAGTCCTGTAACTTCGGTTTGGCTTATGGTATGGGAATAAAACGGATGGTGACTAATGTAAATGTTCCTGGTGTTGACTATCATCAAGCTGAACGGATCGTTAGAGACTATTTTACTAGGATTCCTCGTTTTGTTCAGTGGCGTGGAGAGATTCAAGAAAAGATACTCAGGGAACGATACTTAGAGACTTCCTTAGGTAGGAGAAGGAGATTTCCATATATTCCCAAAAGATCCAGAGAAGACATCTTTCGCCAGGGAATTAACCTCCTCCCCCAATCAATCGCCAGCGACATCACTCTAATCTCCTTAGTAAAGATAGCCAAAAAAGGTTGGCAGGTGCTTCTAACCGTTCATGACTCAATCTTATGTCAAATTCCAGAAGACAGCGCACAGAGGGTGGCTACTGAAATCGTAAAGATTATGGAAGAGACAGCAAGAGAAGTTTGTGGGGAAAGAATTCCATTTTTAGTCAAGACAGCAATCGGAGACAGGTGGGGGGACTTGGATGTGTAATAATGCTCTATATTATGGTGACAATCTGAATGTTTTGCGACAGTACATCAAAGATGAGTCCGTCAATCTCATCTACCTCGATCCGCCCTTCAACAGCAACACCACCTATAACGCATTCTTCATAGAGAAGAACGAAAGTAAGACCACTAGCCAAAAGGCTTTCAAGGACATCTGGCGATGGGATCAAGCAGCGGAGGAAGCCTACCAGGAGGTGGTAGAGGTGGGGGGCAAGGTATCCCAAGCTATGCAAGCCTTTAGAATGTTCCTGGGTGATGACAATATGTTATCCTATCTGTCCATGATGGCCCCGCGCTTGATGGAACTGTGTCGGGTGCTCAAGCCGACTGGCTCCATCTACCTCCATTGCGACCCGACGGCCAGTCACTACCTGAAGATGCTGATGGATGCAGTGTTTAATGTCAAGAATTTCCAAAACGAGGTGATATGGTGTTATGAAGGGCGTGAGTTAGCCAAAAGACGATGGAATCGCAAGCATGACGTTCTTCTTTTCTATACTAAAAGCTCCCAATGGACATTCAATTGGCATGAGGTAATGCTTCCACTGAAGGAATCTTCGCGGATAGCTCTTTCCCAGCACATAGATGAACAAGGTAGATTCTTCATCTTGCGTTATAAAAGAGGTGGCGGATTTGCACCCATAGAAAAGGACACCTCTTCAGAGACTTATCGCCAACTTGTCCCTCTTGGTGTACCACCACGAGATTGGTTTCTTTGCGACTATGAACGCAAGAACAAACGTTTAGGATATCCTAAACAGAAGCCAGAGGCTCTGCTTGAGCGTATAATCAAGGCCAGTAGCAATGAGGATGACTTGGTACTTGATCCATTCTGTGGCTGTGGCACCACTATGGAGGTGGCTCAGAGATTAAATCGCCAGTGGATCGGAATAGACAATGGACCTCTAGCAATCAATCTGAGCAAGAGGCGTCTGAGGAAGGCTTTTGGTGATCAAATGATTTATGAGATCATTGGTGAATGTGAATGAGGAGAGAGTTGAATGCCTAAGAGTAAATCAATACTAAATCTTATCGAGGCCAACTGTGGTAACTGTACTCATTGCCAACGGCTCTACTATGAACAATTTATGGGATTCCTCTTGACGACTCCTGGCGAGAATCGACTTGCTCTGGGACGTTGTAAACTAAAAGGTTTGTTAGTGATATTGGTGAGTTCTTGCAGGGAGTGGGCTAACATCGAATTAACATCAAAGGAGCAAACAACATGATAATGAAAGTCAAAAAACGTGATAATAGAGTAGTAGAGTTCGATCAACAAAAGATAACCAACGCCATATTCAAGGCTGCACAGTCAGTTGGTGGCGATGATATGTCGTTGGCGATACACAATTCTAACGATGTCTTAAAAGTTCTTGAGAAGCGTTTCAATACGCCCTCCGTAGAGGAAATCCAAGATGTAGTCGAGGAAGTGCTCATAAGAAATGGGCACGCCAAGACTGCTAAGGCGTACATCCTATATCGAGACCTTCATCGAAAGTTACGTGATGTCCGTGCTCTGATAGATGCCAATGAGCTTATCAATGGCTACTTGGATAGAACCGATTGGAGAGTGCAAGAGAATGCTAATATGGGGTATTCTCTACAAGGACTCAATAATCATATATTCACTGAGGTAAACCGCGCCTATTGGTTGAATTCTCTATACCCAAGAGAAGCCAGGGATGCACACATCAGCGGTGATTTGCACATTCATGATCTCTATCTCCTCGCGCCATATTGCTGTGGATGGGATTTGGAAGACCTGCTGATTATGGGCTTTGGCGGTGCTCCTGGAAAACTGGAATGTGCTCCTGCCAAGCACTTTTCGTCTGCACTAGGGCAGATAGTGAACTTTCTCTACACCGTCCAGGGAGAGGTCGCAGGGGCAGTTGCTTTCTCTAACTTCGATACTCTCCTTGCACCTTTTATTTCTTTTGACAATCTTAGCAAGAAAGATATAAAACAATATCTTCAAGAATTTATTTTCAATATGAATGTGCCAACGCGAGTGGGGCATCAATCGCCATTCACAAATATAACACTGGACTTTACCGTACCAGAGCACCTAAGAGAGCAGAATATCATAATTGGTGGCGAAAAATACGACGAATTCTATGCAGACTTTCAATCTGAGATGGACTTGCTCAATGAATGCCTGCTTGAAGTTATGTTAGAAGGCGACGCTTCTGGAAAGCCGTTCACCTTTCCCATACCCACGGTGAACATCACCAAAGATTTTGATTGGGACAATCCTAGATATTTACCCCTGTGGGAAGTCACCAGAAAATATGGCATTCCTTATTTCGCCAATTTTGTCAATTCTAATCTGTGTCCAGACGATGTGCGAAGTATGTGCTGCAGGTTGTCTATTAAGCTGAATGCTCTCATGCGCCGAGCAGGAAGCTTATTTGGCTCCGCGCCAAGCACAGGGAGTATTGGCGTGGTTACGCTCAACCTAGCCAGAATTGGTTACTTGACCAAGAGCAAAGAAGCATTTTTACAACGAGTCGGCGAACTTATGGACATCGCCAAGGATAGTCTCTTGACTAAACGAAAGATCGTAGAGCGATTCACCGAACAGGGACTTTATCCATACTCGAAGCATTACTTGGCCTATACCAAAGAGCGTTTCGGAGGTTGGTGGAGCGGACATTTCAATACCATCGGCCTGTGTGGGATGAATGAAGCTACGTTAAATCTTCTTGGGAAAGATTTAACATCAGAGGAGGCTAGAGAGTTCTCTAAGGAAGTCCTTGAGTTTATGAATGAAAAACTTCTTAGTTATCAAACTGAAACTGGACAACTCTTCAATCTCGAAGCGACGCCTGCAGAGAGCACAGCCTATCGATTTGCGCTTTTGGACAAAGCGGCATACCCTGATATAATCACTGCAGGAGGCGATGAGCCATATTATACAAATAGCACTCAACTACCTGTGAATGCTATCGATGATCTATTCCAAGCACTCGAATGGCAGGATGAGACTCTCCCTCTTTACACAGGTGGCTCAGTCTTCCACGCCTTCCTCGGTGAGCAGATGCCTTCTGCGACAGCAGTCAAGAGTCTAGTGAAAAAGATAGCCACAAAGTTTAGACTTCCCTACTTTACCATAACACCGACGTTTTCTATCTGCCCTAGCCACGGTTATCTGAACGGCGAACATTATGAATGTCCTCACTGCGATGAGAAGCCTCTGGTGTATAGTCGAGTGGTTGGCTATTTGCGACCTGTGAGCGAATGGAATTTCGGTAAAACCAGTGAATATAAGGAGAGGCGAGTCTATGATCTCAATAATTCAAGGTGATGTGATAGAAGTTCTCAGGGATTATCCAGATGAATCTTTCACCTGTGCTCTTTGTGATCCGCCATATGGATTAAAATTTATGGGCAAGGCGTGGGATCACGGTGTACCAGCATCTCCTTATTGGGCAGAGATACTACGTGTGCTCAAACCTGGTGCGATACTTATGGCATTCTCTGGTACAAGGACTTGGCATCGACTGGGTGTGGCGATAGAGGATGCTGGGTTTGAATTGTTCGATACCATGATGTGGCTTCATGGGCAGGGGATGCCGAAATCTCACAACATTGGTAAGGCGATAGACAAGGCGGCGGGCACGGAGCGGGAGGTGGTGGGCAAATATGTACATCCTAGACAGATAGAACGCGGCACTTATCGAGATGAATGGCCTACTGGATCATACAATCAAAGCGTTAATACAAATATTTATAGCCCCTATGAAGGCAACGAAAAGCATTTTGCAATCACTGCTCCCGCCACTGACGCTGCCAAGATTTGGGAAGGCTATGGGACAAATCTTAAGCCCAGCTTCGAGCCAATCTTGCTCGCTCGAAAACCCCGAAATACAACTTTCGCGCAGACGGCGATGGAGCACGGTTCTTCTGCCCTCAACATAGATGGCTGCCGAATACCAAGTGCCGAGCCATATGTCATCAATACTTGGGATGATGGCGCTAAACCTTTTGGAGATGGCGCAGGACATCCTTTTACAAGTCGCCAACAAAGTGGGAGATGGCCAGCAAACGTAGTTTTCAGTCATTCGCCAGAGTGCAAAAAGATTGGGACAAAAAAGGTGAAAGGAAGCGGGGCATTTCCGCAACAGCACGGGACTTCTATGTTTGTGCAATCAGAAACACGTCCCCAACGAATCGAAATGAGTGACCCCGATGGCTTTGAGACGGTGGAGGCGTGGGAATGTATCGAGGGATGCCCTGTGAATATGCTAAATGCTCAAAGTGGGGAATGTGGCAATAAATGGAAAAAGAACTATGGTAAGAAATATGCGGATGAAGGACTTCAATATGGTGGTGGAATCTTTGGTGGAGGTGGCTATTTAGGGAACTCAACATACAGTGATAAAGGTGGTGCTGCTCGCTATTTTCGATGCTTTGAAGGCGAACGATTTTTCTATACGCCAAAGGCCAATAAGAAAGAACGTGATGCAGGGTTGGAAGAATTGTCTCTTAGTCCTCCTCCAGCATCGGGACGCAGCAAACCAGCACCAGGGCGACAATCTGCTCTTGGCGCACCACGTCGTAATTCTCATACCACTGTGAAACCTTTAGCTCTTTGTAAATATCTAGCCACCCTCATCATTCCACCAGAAGAGTATCGAGATGAGGCTAACCTTCTGATCCCCTTCGCTGGTGTGCTGAGTGAAGCAATCGGCGCACTTTTAGCAGGATGGAGGAATATCACAGCGATTGAGCTTGAAAAGGAATATTGTAACATTGGTCAAAAGAGGATTAATTGGTGGTTTGCCAAGATACGAGAAAGTGGACTGACAGATCCTAAAGCGATTCTAAAGACTTGTTTGCGAAAATGCTAATAAGCATCGTTCTTATTATCATTTCATACCCAAAATGCAAATAGGGAAGGAGATCTATGCTAGTATTAGCTCTTGATCCAGGAGAAACCACAGGTTACGTAATCGCCGAGGTAGATGGAATCAACTATGACATAAAACTCAGTGGGCAGTTCCCCAACTGGCAATTACTTGAGACGTTGATAGTCAATTGGATTACGGATGTTATAGTCTACGAAGCATTCCATCTTTCGCCACAGATAGCGAAGTTCAAGGCTTGGAGCACTCTTCCCACTGTGGAAACTATTGGAGTGCTCAAGTATTTAGCTCAGAAGTATGCGGTTCGTCAATTGGTCGCTCAACCAGCCTCGGCTAAGGAAGTAGTGTCTTTGCCACGTTACATCGCTGGAGTCTCAGGGCCACATGCCAGGGATGCGTTGAAACATTTAATCGCTTATCTAAGGAGGAGAAATGAAAATCGTTAGTTACTCACAACTGCGTAGTTTCAGTCGTTGTCAATGGCAATGGGGTGCAAGGTATTTGAAGACTCTTTATCCAAAGAAACAATCAGACCCCTTGGACACAGGTAAGCTAGTCCATAATGCTTTGGCGCAATTCTACGGCTTTGGAGAGATCGATTGGGAAATCCTACGCTCTGAGTTTATGGGGGATTTGAGGCCAGAAATCCTGGCAGAGAGTAAGCGAGTAGTTGATGCTTATCTTAATAGCGGAAAGAGCGAGTTCCCTGGTAAAATTCTGGCTGTAGAGTTTCCTTTTCAAGTCACATTACCATTTGACACGATTTTGGTGGCGTGGATCGACTTGATTGCCAAAATAGATGGCAAACTCTGGCTTTGGGATCACAAGACAGCCTCCAGAATGACACAAGGACTCACCTATCCTGAAAGGGAGCAACTCTCACTATACGCGTGGGGTTTGATGAGATTGGGAGCACCAATAGACGGTTATGGCGTGAATCGTCTAACCACAGCGAAGACGCCTACCTTTGCTAGATTCTCTGAAGAGGTGAGCGAAACCGATTTGATTTCTCGAAACAAGAACTTTATAATCAGTTGCAGAGTCCTACCGCCAGATAGCACCTCGATGGCCGATCTCCCACGAGCATTCCAGAATGACTGCTCTTGGTGTGACTACAAAGATTTATGTAAACTCGACCTGCACAATAGGATGGAAGATATGAGTAAAATAGTCGCCGAGGAATTTACTTACTCTGAACGAAGCGATACTGCAACGTACTTGGAGCGATACAACAGTAGCCTGCCAAAGTGGTGGCTGGAAGATGAGTAGTGGCATATATCAGATTCGAAATATAGTGAATGGAAAATGTTATATTGGTAGTGCTGTGGATCTTCGCCAAAGATGGGCAGTGCATCTAAGCACTTTGCGTCATAGAAGTCACTATAATATTCATCTTCAGAGAGCTTTTGACAAAGATAGCAAGGAAGCATTTATATTTGAAGTTTTGGAGGAGCTTGAGCCTGAGAATTTAGTCGAACGTGAACAGTATTATCTTGATACATTAAATCCTGAGTATAATATCTTGCCGACAGCAGGTAGTTCATTTGGAGTTCAATATACTGATGATGCACGCGCAAAAATGAGTGCAGCAAAGATTGGTGGGCATCTCAGCGCAGAAACTTGCGCGAGAATGAGTATAGCAAGGATGGGTGAGCGGAATCCAAACTATGGAAAACACCTTAGCGCAAAGACGCGTGCAAAAATTAGTGCAGCAAAAACTGGTGAACACCTTAGTGCAAAAACTTGCGCGAGAATGAGTGCATCGAGGATGGGTGAGCGAAATCCCAATTATGGAAAACATCATAGTACGAGAACACGTACAAAAATAAGCAGGGCATTAACTGGCGAACGACATCCCATGTATGGCAAGCATCATAGTGAAGAGACTAAACGCAAAATGAGCAAGGCACGCAAAGCATATTGGCAAAAAGTTCGTGAAGCCAAAAATCAATGATAAAACTTTTGCCACGTACACAAAAGTATTCACCAAAATTATTCATTAGCGGAGCCGCTGCTGCCCCAACATGGGAAATGCTACAAAACATCACAGGGGTGAAGAAAACTGCTAACGGCGTCGTCATCCCCCTCGATGCAAGACTCTGTGAACTCATCTACTGGACGACCAAAACGCCTTTAGACCAGAATGCCCAACAGTGGTACAAAGAAGTCATCGCCGAAGAAAATAAGAGAGTTCAACTCTTACTTCGAGACGACGCACCCCTGTTTCATCCAAACGCTATTAAATTGTGGCCTTTCCAGCGCGTCTCCGCAGACTGCCTCACCAAATTCAAACGCACTCTCTTAGCATCTGACATGGGCACGGGGAAAACAGCCACAGCCATTATAGCAGTGGAAGAGAGCATGGAGAATGATAAGGTGCTCGTACTCTGCCCGAATTCCTTGAAGACCTGGTGGAAGAATGAAAAGAATACTTGGACGGCGTTTCCAAACCAGCCAACTACTGTGGTTGAAACGAAGAATCGCAGAGATGCCCTTGCCGCTTATGATGGGGGATGGATCATTGCTAACTATGCCCAAATCAGGGCTGAGGCTAAAAGTATTGGTCAACAGAGCATCTCGCAGAAATTTGACATTGATACGCTCAGAGAACAATCATTATATTTCGTGAATACTTGGGACTGGCTCATCCTCGATGAAGCGCAGACTATACGAAATAGGAAGACGCAAATAGCTTTTTTGACGAAACAGTTGCGTTTCAAGAACTGCTGCTTGCTCACAGGTACACCATTTGGTAATAACCCATCGGAGTTATGGTCGCTACTAAACTTTCTGGAGCCAGAGCGATACACGAGCTACTGGCGCTTCTTTGAATTTTACGTTTCCTATTCAGAAGATTACTGGGGCACTAGAAAAATCATAGGCGTAAAACGACCAAAACTTCTTAGGCGAGAACTTGCACCTAGAATGATCCGCAAGACGAAGGCGGAGGTCATGCCATTCCTGCCAGAGAAGTTATTTCAGACGATCTCTCTAGAATTACTGCCCAAGCAAGAAAAACATTACGACGATATGGCGAAGCGATTCTATATCGAACTTTCAGAGACCAAGAAACTTTACGCCGTGAACGTCATCTCTATGATTACTCGCCTTCGTCAAATCCTAAGCACACCTGCGAACTTTGACCTACCTGACGAAAGCGCGAAACTCGACGCTGCTATGGACATCGTTCTTGGTACACATAACATTATCGTTATATTCACTGCGTTTAGAAAGACTGTGGATGCCCTGTGCAAACGCCTTGTAAAAGCGGAAATTTCTCATACACGAATTTGGGGTGGAATGACCTCAGAAGAAATAAGCCAAGAAGAGGCAAGACTAAACACAGGGGGGGTAAGGGTCTTGGTCGCCACTCTTCAATCTGGCGGTGTGGGATTAAACTTAGTTGGAGCGAATACTGCTATTTTTGTAGATAAGTGGTTCAATCCTGAAAAGCAAACACAGGCGGAAGATCGACTACATCGAGGTGGCCAGACTCAAAAGGTACACATAATAAGCCTCTATTGCCCAAACACCGTAGATGATTTGGTAGAGGCTATTTTAGTAGGCAAAATTAATATGCAGGAAGCTGTTCTAGGCCCAGCATTCTTGGAAGATCTGAAAAAGCGTTATCCTGGATAGCCGTGGACTCCATAGAAAAAGCTCAAAGTATCTGCCGCCGCATTCCATACCTGACACCACATCTTATAGCCTACAGGGATTCGAGGGCAACGAACTTCAACAGGCGATCCGCCAATATCTTTGATCTTTGAGATCATGCTGATGATCATTACCTCAGTCCACTGTTTAGCAGCAATCGCCGCAGCCGATGTTCCCGTGCCCCAAATGAAGCGTATTCTCCACACGTCGGCGTTTTCGTCCATATCGACGACCATTATTCGATGAGGGTCGAAAGATACCCCAGCCAAGGCCGTGGGATCATCCGCTGTGCCTAGTATTGGAATCGCAGTGCCCCAGGCATTTACTCCACTGACTGCGGCGAAGGGACGATCTACGTTGGCTTCGATAGCATTGGTTTCGCCAGGTACTGCAACCGCGCCCCACCAACGTTCCTCGACGTGAAAATGCTTTTCGATTTCGTGGACTTGATAAGCAACCGAAGAATGCACTCCCAATAATCCATTGGCAGCCTCAGAATCTATTTTAGGAATATCTCTAGTACCTCTCCAAAAACCCATACCGCCTCCTAGACTAATAAAGTAGCTGATACGCTGTATTCGATGGCGTCTGTGTCAGCATGTTCTACAATCAAACGCCAAACCAGTCCTAACCTGAGATTCACCGCCTCGGTGTAGTCACCCCCAAAGCCTATCCCTCCAAGATCGAAGAGATAGGCATATGAACCAGCCGCAGTGATCGCAACTAATGCCGACTAGATGGAGAAATACGCTCCACTGATACTATCTTTTATCTGAAGTTCTGGAGTAATCTCTGGCGTATCTGTCGTGGCATATACCCTTACAAAGAGGATCAATCCTCTTCCGTAGGAATTGAGCTGATCCCCACTGTTGGCATCGGTCGTTCGAATCTCTCGTGGTAGCAGAATTAGATCGGCATTGCCCCCACCAGGTAAGATACTTCCTGGATTGGCAGGAGTAAAGAGTTCCTGTTCGCCCGAATTAACAGGAATAGAGGCGCGTAATTTCACGCCCTTTCCTTCAGCGAAATCGACGATCCATTCAGCTATCCTATCTGGGCCAAATACTTTTCTAGCCACTATTGTTCAATCTTTCAGCGCGATTTTGATCTACCGCAAATTGGGTCTTGCTGCCCATCCAGAAACTTAAAACTATAAATATCAACTTTTCCAAATCTGCTGGCATAGGTCGTCCCGCTACCCAAATATAACCGCCAACCGATAATACTCCGATGGTGATAAAAGCTTGTAATATCACCGAACGCTCCAGTAAATCGAGTACCCGTAATCCAAAGTCTGTCATATTATTCCTCTTTTTCTTCAACATCTGCTCCAGAGATCGCCTCATTCAATGCTTTCCCTAGAGCCGCGATTCCAAATTGTAGACCCGTTGATATAGCTATTTGTGCTACTCGTCCATCTGGAAGGAACATTTCATTCCATTTATATGTGGCTAATTGATCTCTCAGCCAAGTGAGATATGTTTCATCTATGCGGAATATGATTGGTTCTATATCTGAATGTAAGACCTCTTTGAAACTCAAGACGCCATTGGCATCACTGTGTTTATCGGCCCATTCAGAGACAAATTCGAGGCCGAACTTTACATAAATCTCCATACCCTTTAAAATTGAATCCATCCTTAGATCTGGTCGTGGTCTATTCAACCACGCCTGTGTTGCGTACCTCGCAGGAAATGCTAACGTGATTTTCTTTAGTGCCATCCTTCCTCCTTTACTCAGGAGCCTTGAACATTTTGTCGACGATATAATGGGTATGCCAATCAAGTACAATTATCTCACTATCTACTTCATCACCTCCAGAAGCTACCCTGCGAAGTCTGGCTGACAAATCATCGTGTGGTACTATCACATCACCTGCATCTGTATCATAGTCAATCGTGAATTCAAGCATATATGTAGCGTACTGAGTCCCATCGATTACTGTTATTTCATCTGTCACGTCGTGAGATACAATTGGGACTATATCTGTCGTTCCTACCTGATTCCAAGAAAATTGGAACTTGAAAGTTTCATCCGCAGTTTCCGCCAATTCGAGGGCTACGAGAACGTGAAAACTTATATCACTTGCTCCATCCCATCTACCAGGGACGTTCTCGTTGAAGAATAATTCCTCGTTATCAGCGGCGTAAATAGGCATACTATAACCATGAAATACGCCTATAATTACTTGGGTTGGCTTCCCCTGTGCTGTGATGGTTGTATAATCCAAGTCCGCTCTCAGAGTCAAGTCCCTCTTGGCTGTTCCGAGTAAGGTAACAACTCCTGTAAGAGATATGTCTAAATAATCCCCAGCCGTCCCCACTCCTAGAGTCCCGTGAACTCTTACTAGGTTATTATCAAACTCTCCATAAATTAAGGGCGTCACGGAGTTTGAGTTCTCGATGTAGAGTCTGTTGGCTCCTAATTCATTATAGCCTGCTTGGTAGCCAAGGAAGACGTTGGCATCTCCCGTCTGTAAAAGATAGCCTGCCTGATGACCAAGCAAAACACAATTGTCATATGTAGTAGCTGCGCCTTTATACCCTGCTCGATAACCGATGACGACATTATTGTGAGAAGCTGCATTATAGCGCATGGCCTCTCGGCCTATGGCGATATTATAGTTTCCAGTTGTTATGCTAATCAAGGCAAATGGACCAATAGCTACATTACTATGTCCTGATGTGATAACTCTCATGCTATCGTAACCAATAGCAGTATTATATTCACCACTACCAGCTACTGACCTCATAGCCTCTTCGCCGATGGCTACATTGCCGTCACCACTGACAAAACTGAGCATAGCATCCGCGCCGATTGCGACGTTGAATTCACCAGTGTCCTGCTGCATCATGGCTCGATAGCCAATAGCAACATTCATATCGCCCTGATTCGTCGTTCCCGCATCTTCCAGGGCCTGATAACCTATGGCTACATTGTAACTTGCTGTAGCCAGACCCATCGAATATGTACCGATAGAAACATTCCGTTCCTCGTCGATACAGGTATAGCCACTTTGGTAGCCAATAAAGACGTTTTCGACGCCTTCAGTGGAACTTGTTCCTGCCTCGAAACCCAACAGCGTATTGCTGTCTCCTAGAGTCAACGCTGCACCAGCATCAGCCCCCAAGAGCACGTTAGACCAGGTATCATCCAAATACAATGCCGTCTTCCCACCCACGTCTACTTGGAAATTGTCAGGTTGGAAATTGATGAACGTATCTGGATCATCACAGTGCTCGATATATTGTTCGAAACAGCCGATTACACCACCAATTTCAACGTATTCCCTGGTTTCCAGGGCACGGAGTCTTTGGTGTATGCTTCTTATGGTTTCTTGTAGTATCACAGTAAATCCTCTGGTACATATAAAAATGTCGGCCTTACTTCCTCGCCAGCATCTCCGAGTAAGATATGCGCTTCCACTATCTTTATATTATAGTCAATTTCTTTATATCGTCCAGTGACCAGATCACCTACGTTCCAATCTCTTCCATAGAGTGTTCCCACTGTGGGTATTGCCTGAAACTCGAAGGTGAACATCTCTTTATTTTCCATAAGGAAGGCATCGCCCATAGCGTTTAGCGCAGCCGTGTTGATATTCTGCGACCCTTCAAGGAAAGCCTCGATTCGATTCCACGGGGAGTCAAATTGGGCGTCGTAAAGGCTGAAACGCTCTACGATCTCCCTGGCTACGCCAACGCCGTCTCCTGCTACGTAAGACATAGTAATCTCTGCGATTCTATCTGTTACGATGTGTGGATTGACCATATTTCCTCTCTGAAGAGAGAATATAGTCGGAGGATTGCCATCGACGTTTCCAACTCTACGATCAAGGCCGACTCTGGGATAATGAACGTGAAAAGTAAGAGTATCTACTGTGCGATCTACCTCGAAATCTGCACCAAGTTCTGAGAGGATTTCCAACTCATCTGAGACGTTTACATGGCGCAAAGCTCTGAGCACAGATGCACCTTGATTGGTATCGACATCTACGACGAAGTTAGCAAATTGCCGTGCTACATCCAAAGCTGCTAAACCCAACTGATAACGTACCAATTCTCGCATTATATCAGTGAAAGCGTCGGTTCTAGTAAAGAAGGCACTCGCTGCATCTGGTCTAATGATTCGACGTTTGACGATTGATTTCAAGTCTGGACCTAAAGAGCGAAAGATCTCTTTATCAGCGTCGTCGACGAAGAACTCGTGCCGCCTGTGAAAGCCCTCGAAATCAGTGTACCACGGGCCATCTGGATATTTTCTCCTTATTTGGATGAATCGATCTAGCAAAAAATCATCGACGGCAGGGTTGATTCCTAGAATCTCAAGACGGAAATTGCCATAATTATGGTGTCCTTGACCATTGACGCTTTTTATGTATTCCAGCCTCTCGAATCCACCAGCGTCATCGAATAGCGCCAATTGCGTACCATCGTGGTCGAAGAGAATAACCTGGTAATGTCCCATCAATTCAGGCGGTACGATGCAAGGTACTACTGGTGGTAAAGTAGTCGTCGTAGTAGT